AAAAGTCAAATTGCTTGAGATTTTAGAAAATTTAAAAGGGAATTATGATTGGATTAATTGCGAATTTATAGATGATAAATTAATAGAGGTCCATTTTCGTAGAAATCCGGATTTTAGATACGGAAATTCAATTGCAATTCCAGTTTGGGAAGAAAATAAAGACATAACATTTGAAAATATGAGTTATATTGAGGATTCAGACTTCAAGAGGAGGGGATTTTGGATAAAATAAATAGATTTTTCGTAAAAACCGAATTGGAACAGATCTCAATGGGGAAACACCTACTACTTGAAGTATATGGTGTTGATTTTAATCTGCTTAATAATGTAGAATCTCTTCAAAGTACTATGATTACGGGAATTGAACGTGCCAAAATGACTATTTTGAACGTATTTTCTCATTGCTTTATTCCTCAGGGATGTACAATTGTAATTGCATTAGCAGAAAGTCACGTTTCTTGTCATACTTGGCCAGAAAATGGTTGTCTTGCGATTGATGTATACACTTGTGGAGATAAAAATCCTCGTTTAATTGCAATTGAACTCTTAAAATACTTAAATTCTGATAATTATAACCTCAGAGAAGTATATCGTTAAATAATATTAGAGATAGCAACCTCTTTAAAAGTTCCGGTTTTATTTAAAACAGGAGTTGCCAAAAATGTCTTTTTATCAAGTTGATAGAAATAAAGATTATATGAGAGAAATGTGGGGAACCACAAGTCTAATTACTGATTATCAACAACAAAATACAAAGAAAGTTCTTCAAGAACTTATGCACGATTGTGCTCCAAAGCACGATTTAAGAAAGCAAACAGAATTGCACGAAAAAATTCGCAATGATGACGATTATGATGATTGGGAATATGGGACGGAACCAACTTACGGAAAATTTATCTGAAAAGTATTATAGATATATAAAAGACAATTAATCTTAGATGCCAATTAGCATTTCAAGATCTTTTAAAGACATTAGTTTGTCTTTTAAACGACATCCCGTTACAAATGATATTTTAGTTTTAAAAAATGAGGATGCAATTAAAAGATCTGTTATAAATTTAATCCAAACAAATATTGGTGAGAGGTTCTTTAATGATTTATTAGGAACCTCTGTGAATTCTTCTTTATTTGAACTTGCAATTCAAGAGACTGAGATCCTTTTAAAAAGAGAAATTGAAACTGTCTTAAATAATTTTGAACCAAGAATTAGATTAAATAATATTGATGCAGAAATAATTGATGATTATAATGAAATTAATGTTAAAATTGTGTATGATATTGTTGGATTACCATTCCCCACACAAAATATAGAGTTTATTCTACAAGGAACTAGAGTATAATGTCCTTCAATAATTTCACAAACTTAGATTTTAATGATTTAAGAACTCAAATTAAAAATTATTTGAGGGCAAATGCAAATTTTACAGACTTTGATTTTGAAGGATCAAATTTTTCAGTACTTATTGATCTTTTAGCATATAATTCTTATATTACTGCATTCAACACCAATATGGTGGTGAATGAATCTTTTATTGATAGTGCAACTCTTCGTGAGAATGTTGTTTCTCTTGCACGCAACATAGGATATGTACCAAGATCAAAAAGAGCATCAAGAGCAAAAATAAGTTTTAACGTAATCACACCAAGAGATTCTTCTGGAAATTTAATTTCAAAAACACTTACATTAAAGGCAGGTGTGGTTGCTTTAGGTTCGGTAGAGGGTGGCAATTATATCTTTTCAATTCCAGAAGATAAAACAGTTGTTGTTGATAATAATGGAATTGCAAATTTTACAGATGTTGATATTTACGAAGGTACGTTTTTAACGAAGTTATTCACAATTGATGATTCTCAAGTAAATCAAAGATTTTTGATTCCAAATTCTAATGTAGATACATCAACAATTAGAGTAAAAGTAACTGGTGTTGTTTCTGAATCATATCAATTATACAATAATATTTTTAGTGTAGATAAAACCTCAAAGTTATTTTTAGTTCAAGAAATTAGTGATGAAAAATATGAAATTTTATTTGGTGATAATATTTTAGGTAAAAAACCATTCAATGGCAATACAGTATTTGTTTCATATATTGTAACTAATGGAAGAGAAGGTGATGGATGTGCAAATTTCACATTTTCTGGAATTTTAGTTGATAATAATCAAACAACAATAACTAGTGGAATTTCACTAATTACCACAACTCAAGTATCAGAGAATGGTGATGACATTGAATCTATTGATTCTATTAAATATCTTGGTCCTAGAATTTATGCTTCACAATATCGTGCTGTGACAGCAAACGATTATAAGGCAATTATACCAACTGTTTTTCCAAATGTTGATACCGTTATTGCTTATGGTGGAGAAGAGTTAGATCCACCTCAGTACGGAAAGGTTTTTATTTCAATAAAACCAAGAAATGGTAAATTCTTATCTCAAGTTACTAAAAATGATATTAAAAGAAATTTAAAACAATATTCAATTGCCGGTATTCAACCAGAAATCATTGATTTAAAATATCTTTACGTTGAACTGGAAACTTCAGTTTATTATGATAAAGGTTCAACATCGAGTCCTGTTAATTTACAGTCAAGAGTTATTAATACATTAAGAACTTATGCCAAATCGACAGAATTGAATAGTTTTGGTGGTAGATTTAAATTTAGTAAAGTTTCTACATTAATTGATAATACAAGCACATCAATTACTTCTAACATTACAAAAGTAAAAATACGAAGAGATTTACAACCAGAGTTTAACAAACTTGCAAATTATGAAATATGTTTTGGAAACCAATTTCATATACAAAAATTAATTCAAGAAAAGGGTTATAATATAAAATCTACAGGATTTACAATTAAAGATATAGCAGAAACATTATACTTAAGTGATATTCCAAAAACAGATGATACTGGTAATATATTTTTCTTTAAATTAGTTGATGGAGTTCCAAATGTTGTTGCAACAAATACTGGAACTGTTGATTATAAAAAAGGAGAAATAAAATTAAGTCCAGTTATTTTTACCTCTTCCATTAATCCAGATGGAATACAAATTCAAGCAATTCCAGAGTCAAATGATGTTATTTCGTTGAAGGATATATATTTAGAGTTAGATACTAATACCATTAAAGTTAATATGTTGGAGGACGTAATTACTTCTGGAGAAAATACATCCGCAACACAATATCCAGTAACATCCAGCTATAACAACGGAAATTATACAAGATAAAATGTCAGAAATCAAAAGAGTAAAAATTCAATCCTTTATTGAATCTCAAATTCCAGAATTTTTAAATTCTGACTCTCCGTTATTTAAAGAATTTTTAGAGCAATATTATATTTCACAAGAGCACGAGACTGGAGTTGTAGATTTATCTGTAAATTTACAAAAATACAAAAGTATTGATAATTTTAATTCTGAAACTTTTTATAGTGCATTTAGAGTTTGCACCCTTACTTCAGATGCAGCATCTTTTGATGATACTTTATATGTAAATCATACCGTAGGATTTCCTAAAAAGTATGGTTTAATAAAAATAGATAATGAAATTATTACTTATACTGGAATTACAGAGAATTCATTCACTGGTTGTATTCGTGGATTTTCTGGATTAGAAAAAAATGAATTAAATGAAATATTTAAATTTTCCTCAACAGATTCTGAAGATCATTTAAAGGATACCCAAGTAATTAATTTAAATACACTATTTTTCCAGGAATTATTTAAAAAATTTAAATCTCAATTTTTACCTGGATTTGAAGATAGACAATTTGTTAATGGAGTAAACTTACAAAATATCTTATCAAGAGCAAAAGATTTTTACATTTCAAAAGGAACAGATACTTCATTTAAAATTCTTTTTAGTATTTTATTTAATGATTCCGCATATGTTATTAAACCACAAGATTATTTAATTTCACCATCATCAAATGACTACTTAATAACTAAAAATATTTTAGTTGAGCAAATAGTTAGAGATGCAACTCTTAAAGTTTCAGATTCTGTATTAAGAAAAGAGTTAAGAGGAAAAACAATATTCCAAACAACTGAGAATGATAAAACCGCAAGTGCCTCGATTTATAATATTGAATATAGACCAGTTAATACTGAAGATTTTGTTTATAATACTGTAGTACTCAATGAATCATCAGAAAAAAATTATATAATAAAAGATTTTTATGAAATTTCTTTAGATAAAACTTCTTTTATATTAGATTTTAAATCCAACAAAAAAACAAAAGTTTTAGAAACTACTTTTAAAAATTCAACTTCTATTTTAGTTGATTCCACTATTGGATTTAAGCAGTCTGGAACTTTATTAGTCAAACCAAAAAATCTTTCAAATCCCATTGTTTTATTTTATACTGACAAAACAATTAATGAATTCTTAAATGTAACTGGTTTAACCATAGATTTGGAGTATGGGGCAGAAATATTCGAAGAAGATTTTTTATATACTTATCTGGATGATGGGTCAAAGATTGAATTTAGATTAATAAACATTATTGATAGTATTGATTATGAGGAAACATCAAATCTCAGAAGTGGAGATAAAATACAATTATCTTCCTTTGGAATTGATTTGAATGATAGAGTTGAATTTAATCAGTGGATTTATAATTTACCAACCACTCACAATATAAAATCAATAGATTCTCAAAATAAAATATATCTTTATGATTCAGTTAATTTTTTAATTGGAGATAAAGTAATATTGTTTAATCCAGATTTAATTGATGATGTTCCAGTTGAAGTATCTATTACTGGATTTGGATTTAATTTTTATGGATATTTTATTGATGTTAATGGTGGAGAGGGAAATATTTTAAATAAAACCAAATTAAAAAAATCAATCAGTAAAGCAGATAGCAACCAAAACTATTTTCCTAACATTTCCATCTATCCCACAGGAGTACAAAATACTTATGTGGATTATAATTATGATAATTTTTATGTTGCTTCATCTGGATTACCAGATTATAAAATTTACTCTAAAGATAGGAAAGTATTTGTTTCTGCTGGAATTGGAGTCTCAATTTTAAATTGCCCAAATCATAACTTTTACACTGGAGAAAAGATATACTATTATCCAAATTCCAATAATATTGGTATAAAAACTTCTGCGTATTTTGTAAAAAAAGTAAATGATGATCAAATAAAATTATCGTATAGTAACTCTGATTTATTTTCTGGTAATTATGTTTTTACCGAAGGCAATGTAAATGGTGATTATTTTATAAAATTTGAGTTTCAAAATAAAGATCTAGGTCATCAGAAAATCCTTAAGAAATTTAACTTAACTGAAAACTTAAATAAATCTCGCAATTTAAGTGATAGGAGTACTATTGACAAAGCAACTGGAATTTTAATAAATGGTGTAGAGGTCTTTTCACCAACTTTATATGATGAGAATATTTACTATGGGGAGGTAGATTCAGTAACCATTGAAAGATCTGGAAAAAATTATGATGTTATTAATTTTTCTGGATTAGTTGTTAGTGATATTAATGGTTCTGGTGCAGAAGTGGAAGCACATTTAAGTGGAAGTTTAAATGAAGTAAAACTATTGAGACCGGGAGTTGGATATTCAAGAAAACCAAAAATTACTTTAGTTGGGGGAAATGGAAAAGGTGCAGTTTTAGAGTCCAACTTAGTAAAAACTAATGTTATATCGGATTTTAATGCTAACTATGCAATAAGTATTGGTTCAAGCACAATCGACTTTTTGACTGGGCATAACTTTGAAGATGGTGATCAGGTATCCTATATTAATAATTTAACAGGAAATATAAACCCTTTAGTAGGAAATGCCAATTATTTTGTTGGGATAGTAAGTTCAACTCAATTAAAATTATATAAATCAAAAAAAGAAGCATTAGATAAAGATAATCCAATTTTCTTTAGTGGTATAGGAACTGGATTCCATTCATTAAAATCATTAAACTCAAAAAATACAATTACAAAAATTTATGTAAAGAATGCAGGAGAGGGATATTCCAATAGAAAAATAGAAATTCCAAGTCAATTGTCGTCGAATGATGATCAAAATGGAATAAATTATTTTGATCACTACATTTTTGCAAAAAATCATAACTTTAAAAATAAAGATATTATCCAATATTCTACCAGTGACACCCCAATATCTGGTTTATCAACTGAAACTAACTACTATGTTAAAGTAATTGACAACAATAAATTTAAATTATCAATTGTTGGACCTATTGGAGATAAAAAAATCAATTATAGAAACAAAAAATATGTTAAATTTGGTTCTGTTGGTGTAGGAACTCACGTATTTTCTTATCCACCCATTAGAGTAAATGTAGAATATATTTCTGGAATTACAACTACTCCATTATTGGACCCAGTGGTTCTTGGATCAATTGAAAATGTATTCATAAAAAAATCTGGAAAAAATTATGGTTCATCGGATATATTAAATTATCATAGAAGACCAAATGTAAATGTTTCTGAGATTTCTTCACAATGCATATTGAAACCAGTAATATTAAATGGTTCTATTATTGATGTTCAAATATTAAATTCCGGAAATGGTTATAAAAAAGATATTGACATAAAAATATTTGGCAAGGGAAAATATGCAGAACTTTATCCCATAGTTCAAGATGGAAAAATAAAAAGAATTGATATTATAAACTCTGGAATAGGATATGACGAAAAGACTACTTTATTTGTACAGAGAAGAGGACAAGATGCAAGATTTATAGCAAACATTTTCGAATGGAAGATTAATCAAGTTGAAAAAAATAAAAATTTAATCTCCACTGACGATGAAGGATTGATTGTTCCCAGTAAAAATGATAATACTAAATTAGAATTTATTAATTTTTATCCACCAAAAACTTTAAGATATAAAGTTAACAACTTTGTGAATAAAGATAAAAATGAATCTCCAGATGATGGTCAAAATCCATATAAAATTTTAGGTTGGGCATATGATGGAAATCCAATTTTTGGTCCTTATGGAAAAATTAATGGTGAACTTAAATTATTAACATCTAGTTATAAAATAAAAAGTTTAGGAGAAATTGGAATTTCAATTTCCAATCAACTAAGACCAAATTTTAATTCTGGATTTTTTGTTCAAGATTATGTTTATAATAAAGGAAATGGAGATTTAGATGAGTATAATGGTATGTTTATTAATGACAAAAACTTACCAAACATAACTTATGGTTATTTTTCAACATTAAGTGGGGATACAAAAAAACCACAATATCCATATGTAATACCTCTTAAATTTAAAGATTTTCCTATAGATGAAAATCTAAATCCAAGATTTAATCAAGAAATAAATTTTGATACTCTTAATATTATTAGGAATATTGGTCCATATTATCTTAATTCAAATAATTCAAATTATGAATTAATTGACAAAATTAGTGCCAAATATAAGCAAGAATTTATAGTTAAAGATACAAAAACTTCTGGTATTGATTCTATTTCTATTTTTGATGCTGGTGATGGATATAGTGTTGGGGATTTAGTAATATTTGACAACCAATCCTCCGGTGGGAATTCTGCATCTGCATCAATATCTAGAATAAAAGGAAAAACAGTTTCAAATGTTCAGGTTGGTATTTCTACTTTTATTAATTCTATTTTTATTACAAAAGGAACATCAGTAAAAGTAATTACAAACCAACCCCATAACTTAGTAAGTGATGATAATGTTATTATTTCTGATATATCATCAGTTGGTTTTGATCATTTAGAAGGAAATAAGAAAGTTTATGTATTTCAAAAAAATACTGGATTAACAGAAGATTTGCAAAGTCAATCAGTAACTGGAGTTACAACATACATTAAAGTAAATGATGTTGGTGGATTTGAAATTGACAATTATATAAAAATAGGAACAGAAACATTAAAAATAATTGATATTTCTTCAGAAGAATCGAAATTATATGTAAATAGATTCGATAACTATTCAGGAATACACAATGTTGGATTGGCAACAGTAACACTACTACCAAATTCATTTACATTTTCTTCTAAATTTTATAATGATAGTATAACAGAAAATAAAACTCTATATTTTAATCCAAGTAATACTATTGGAATTGGAACAACTGGTTCTATTTACTACAAATTAGTAGGATTTCAAACTGCATTTGGTACTTTAAATGCAACAAGTCTGAGTGCAGTTGGTGTAAATACTACTTTATTAAAAATTGGTGATTATGTGAATGGAACTAATATTGCAGAAGATACAATTATAACATCAATAGGGATTGGTTCAATTGGCATATCCCCAGACCATACTCTTGGGGGTGGAGATTCTACAAGTTTATTAAGTTTTTCTAGAAAAATTCTCGATAAAACAATACCAAGTAGATCAATATATATTCCAAATCATAAATTTTATACAGGACAACCACTTACTTATAATATAGGATTGGGAGGGACAGGTCTCAATGTTTCCGAAACTGGAGCAGGGACAACTTTTAAACTATCAGAAAATCAAACAGTATATGCAGTTAATTTTGGAAAAGACTATGTTGGACTATCAACTTTAGGTTTTACGACTACTACTGGTATTGGGTCTACACAAAATTCATTATATTTATTCAATCCCATCAATAACATTGGGTTTGCACACTCATTAACAACTCAATATGAAAAAATTAATGGAGTAGTTAAGAATTATTCGGTAGTTGTATCAACTTCACAAACACACGGATTGCAAACTGGTGATGAAATAAAATTTGATTTTTATCAAAGTAATACAAGTACGGTAAAAATTAGATATGATAATGTTATCCGAAAAATAACTACTGATCTTATCGATTTTAATCCAATTTCAGGAATAAACACCGAGACTAATGAAATTGAAATATCACAAAATATACTAAAAACTGGGGACAAAGTTGTATATTATACTAATGGAGAAACTTCTGTTGGTGGATTATCAACTAATTCTGTTTATTACGTTTTAAGACAAGATTCAAATAAGATAAAATTGTGTGAAGATCGATATGATACAATAGTTGGTTCTGCTATCACTTTAACTTCTGTTGGTTCCGGATCTACTCATAATATTGCTCTTATAAATCCACCAATTAATGTTTTAAGTGGTAATATATTATCTTTTGATCTGAGTGATTCAAGTTTGGAAAAAATGAACTTAAAACTATATAAAGATCCAAACTTTACTCAGGAGTTGGAATCATTTAAGTATGTTGATTATAATAACAGATTATTGGATACTAATTTACAAAAATTGCCGAAAGAAATATATTATAATTTGATTTCATTGGATGAAGAGGAAATAGAAAATAATCAATTATCATCAGATAATGAAGTATTGGGATTCAATAAAATTAAAATAATCCCAAATAATATCAATACATATCATTCAATTATTAGAACAGGAAGTTCTGAATTTAAATTCAATTTGAGTTCTATTCCAGAACCACTTACATTTATTTCCGGAGTATCCACATCTTATTATAATACAAATTCAAATAATGCTATTGGACCAATATCAGACATTAGAGTTAATTTTGGTGGTAATGGATATAGAAAAGTTCCAAAAATTTCTTCAATAAGAACTTCTTCAGGAAAAGGTGCGTTTTTAGAAGCAAAATCATCCACTATTGGAAAAAAAGAAAACTTAGAAAGAGTTAAAGATGGTTTTGATTATCCAAGTGATCCTACACTAAAACCATATTTAAGTGTTCCTGCTGTTGCTCAAATTGGAGATATATCAAGAGTTGGGTATGTTGGAATTATTACTGGAGGAAAAAATTATAATACAGCACCAAGTCTAAAAGTTTTGGGGAATGATAAGATAAAATTATCAGCAAAAATACAAAGTGGTAGTGTTATTGCTACAGATATCATTGAAAACACAAACGATTTAAAGGTTCCTCTAAAAGTTATACCTATAAGAAACTCTAATGGTTATGAAATTGACAGTGTTGTTTCCACAAACGATGGATCTGTTGTTACATTGGAACTTCTTAATAATTCAGAATTATATCCATTAATTACAACTGGATATGGAACTACTGAAGTTGTGTTTCCATTTTCAGAAGGTGATGAAATTTTTATAGAGGGATGTAGGCAGATCGATAGAACAAAAGATAATATAAACTCTAAGGACTATGGGTATAGATTCTTTACTGTAGATTCGGTGAGTCCTGAAAATTACACCATAACCTTTAGTATGACTGGGGTTAAAGATACAATAAATTTAAATCAATTAAATGGTGAATCAAATTACGAAAATGCATTTGGTTATGGATATGTTGTCAATAAAAAAGATATGGCAGAATTTGAAATGATTTTAATTGATGATTTGAGTTATATTTCCGGAGAATCTGTTATTGGATATGATAATCAAGGAAATTCTGTTTTTTCTGCAAAAGTTGCCGAAGATGGTTGGGATAATGAGATAAATCAGTTACGAATGATTGATGTAAAGGGAGAACTTGAAATTGGAAATAAATTAAAAGGAGAAAAATCTTTATTAAATGGAACAGTAAAAACTTTAAATATATTCAATTTAAATGCTAATTTAGGAGTTTCTAGAAATAAAGTAAATGATAGCAAAAATCAAAGTGGATTTTTAAATGATTATTCGCAGAGAATAGCAGACAATTTTTACTATCAAAAGTTTTCATATTCAATAAAAAGTCAGATTCCTTATGATAAGTGGAAAGAATCGATTCGTTCTGTAGTTCATCCATCTGGATTTAGAGAATTTTCAGATTTGGATATTATTAGTACTCCATCTTCTACTTTACAAGTTGGAATAGGCAGTAATAATTTGACTCTGAACGTTTTAATGGACAATGTTCAATCACTTTATTCCAAAAATAATTTTACTTTAGTATCTGAGGATGAAGATAATTTATTTGAAGATGGTTCAATTGAGAGGGTAACTATAGGTGCGGAAGAGGGATTTGTTTCAGGAATTGGAGTAACTGGTCCAATTTCAGGAGTACCATTAAAAGAATATATTTTAAACAAAACTAATAAAGTTTTACTAATGAACGATATTAGTAATGAATTTGATGGTTCTAATGATTATATTTCAATAGCAACAACTTCTGTTACATTCAATTCTCTTACTCAATATAATATTGGTATTTCAACAGATAATTTAAAAGTTGGAGACTATTTCACAAGTTGTGAATTTTTAATACCGGAATCAACTAAAATTGAATCCATTGGTATCAATAATGTCAGAATAACATTACCACATCTACTTAGAAGTGGAATTGGTACTGTTAATGCAGAAGTTAAAAGAAAACTTCCCGGCCACTCAATTGTTGGTAAAAAATCATTCGAACTAACTTCTGGAAATAATTCAGATAAAGTTTCTCTGTATTATAGGGAATTTGATTCTAGTTCAACAGATGTATTAAAATTGGACAATAATATTATTGAACTTAAGAATCATAACTTCCAAACTGGACAAAAAATATTGTATGAGCAAAATATTCTTGACATTGAAGCAGTTGGTTCCGCAACAACTGAAGTTGATAATGCTTTTTCTTACAACATTCCTAATACTTTTGATTCAGAATCAATTATGAGATTTGATATGGAAATATTTACATTTGATTCAAATTAAATCATAAATAATCAAAAGAATTTTATTATCTAATGTCAAGACAAGGGATATCTACTGGAACTACACCAAATGACGGAAACGGAGATACTCTGTTAGTTGCTGCGTTAAAAATTAATGAAAATTTTTCTGAAATATACACTGCGATTGGTGATGGTAATGATATTACAAATACGATTTCTTTTGCTAGTACTGCAACTAACGTAATTTCAGGAATTGCCTCAGTAACAAACTTATATGTATCTCCAGGTATCTCTACTGTTGGATTTTTAACGGCAAGTAATATTAGGGCTTCGGGTATCATTAC